GACATTGTTTGATCCAATCACACCTTCAGGTGCTCAAGCTGTAATTGAATGGATTCGTCTTTCACACGAATCTGTAACTGGTAGAGATGGTTACTCTGATTTCTATAAAAAAGATATTACTGTTGATGTATTAGGTCCTGTGGGTGACGTAGTATCAGAATGGATCCTTAAAGGTGCTTTCCCAGCAAGTGTAAACTGGGGTACTTACAACTGGGATACTGTAGATGCTGCAGTTGAAATCACAGTAGAAATGGCAGTTGATTACTGTATATTGAACTTCTAATAAAAGTTTACATAAATTTTAAAATTGAGCTTGATTCTGTCAAGCTCTTTTTTTATCTTAATATGTATAACTAGAATAGTTTTATTAAACAAGTATATGGAATTTAAGTTACCAACAGAAACAATCGAATTACCTTCAAAAGGTTTAATTTATCCCGAAGAAAACCCTCTATCAAGCGGTACTATCGAAATGAAGTACATGACCGCAAAAGAAGAAGATATTCTAACTAACCAAGCATACATCCAAAACGGAACTGTAATTGATCGCCTATTAAAATCACTAATAGTATCAGATATTAATTTTGATGATTTAATTATTGGTGATAAAAATGCTATTATGGTAGCAGCTCGTATTTTAGGATATGGTAAAGATTATACTTTTAAATATAGAGGAGAAACATATACTATAGATTTATCTCTTATTGATTCTAAATCATTTGATGAAAGTTTATTTGTAAGAGGAGTAAATCGTTTTTCTTTTACTATGCCTTCAACAGGAACAGTAGTTGAATTTAAGATTTTAACTCATACTGACGAGAAAAAAATTGCTCAAGAAGTTCAAGGTATTAAAAAACTTAATCCTGAAGCATCACCTGAATCATCTACTCGTTTAAAACACATGATTCTTTCAGTAGATGGTAATAGTGAACAAAAAGATATTAGGAATTACGTAGATAATTATCTACTAGCCCGAGATGCTCGAGAATTTAGAGAGCACGTTACTTCATTTCAACCCGATGTTGATTTAACTTTTTTTCCCGAACGTGCCGAATCCCGAGTTAATATTCCAATCGGGCTTAACTTTTTTTGGCCTGACGCCTGAAAAAGCTACTGAGCATAGAGTAAATGTTTTCACCCAAATTCACGAAATAGTATTTTGGGGTAATGGAGGATATTCTTGGGGTGAAGTGTATAATATGCCAGTTTGGTTAAGACAATTTACTTTTAGTAAACTTCGTAAATATTATGAAGATAAAGCTAAACAATCAACTCCTAAAGACCCTAAAAAACAAACTTTAGTAGATTCATCAGGTAATGTTAATAAAGAAGCATTTAGACAAGCTAGTCCTAAAATAACTACTCCTGTCCCACAATATAAATAAAAGTTATAATTTTTGATATTTATATTATATGGCAACACCTGAAGAAGAATTAAATAAAGGCAAACAAGCCGCTAAAGAATTTAGAGAAGAAACCCAATCTCTAATAGATGCTTTTACCTCTTTAGGTCAAATTATTCAAGATGCTATTACTGATGCTATTGATTCTACTCAAGGTTTAGATACATCTACTCAAAAAGTAGCTAATATCTATAAAAAGGATATTCTAAATGGAATTAAAAAACTTACCTCAGGAATTGATAAACAAATTGAACTTCAAATCAAACTAAATGAAGGTGAAGATATCAGTAAAGAAATTGCTAGGGAAAAAATTAAGCAACAATCTATAATTCAATCTATTCAAACTAGAATTAACTCTTTAAATGCTAATGAAGTAAAACTTAAAGAAGATTTAGAAGCTGCTCTTAATATAGAAATACAACGTTCTAATGACATTTTAAAAAACCTTGAAGCACAAAATGAAGAAAGAGAAAAAGCTTTAGGTTTAAGTGGTAAATTACTTAAAGGATTTGATGGAATTTTAGGTAAAATAGACAAATCAGGTCAATTATCTAAAGTTTTAGATATTAAAGGTGCTACCAAAGACGCCAAAAATATGGGCGAAGTTTTTGGTAATATTGGTAAAAACCTTGCAGCTAATGTTAGTAAAGGAGATGTTTTAACTGCTGTAATAGGTAAATTAGTAGAAAGAGCGGGTCAAGCCGATACTAATATAGCTAACTTACGTAGAAATTTTGGAGCTAGCTTTAATGAAGCTAGAAAATTAAATGATGAATTTGCTTTTACAGCAATTAAAAGTGGAGATGTAACAGCAAATGTTGAAAATCTCGCGGAAGCTAACCAAAATATTAATAATGAACTTGGGATTCAAGTAAGGTATAATGATGATTTATTAGTACAAGCTAACGCGTTAGTTAAACGAAATAAATTATCACAGGAAGCAGCTGCTGGATTTAGTGAATTAACTCTAGCATCCGGAGTAGCAGCTGAAGATTTATATAAAAGACAATCGCAAGTTACAGCAGAGGTTCAAAACTCAAGTAAAGTAGCTCTTAATTTTAATCAAGTATTAGAAGAAGCTAACAAAACTACAGGTTTACTTCGTGTTAATTTAGGTAGAACCCCTGAAGGTATTGCTAAAGCAGTTGCTCAAGCTAAAACTTTAGGCATTACCTTAAATGAAGCTGCACAAATTAGTGGTAAACTATTAGATTTTCAATCTTCTATTGAAGCCGAATTAGAAGCTGAAGTATTAACCGGAAAACAACTTAATCTAGAACAAGCTAGATACTTAGCTTTAACTGGTAAAAGTGATGAAGCTGCCGCTGAAGTACTTAAACAAGTAGGATCATTAGCTGAATTCCAGCAAATGAATGTTTTACAACAACAAGCTTTAGCAGATGCTGTTGGTTTAACTGCGGATCAATTAGCGGATCAAGTTACTAAACAAGCAGCTATTAATTCTCAAAAACAAGAAGGATTAAACATTGATGCTGAAGCTCAGGCTGAAAACGCTTCGGCTTTATCAATCCAAGAAAAACTAGCTTCAGCTGTAGAAAAACTAAATAGTATTCTTCAAATAAGTGGAGTTGTTATTGGAGGTATTATTGGTGCCGTAACTGGATTTTTCTTAGGTGGGCCCTTAGGAGTACTTATTGGAGCAATTACAGGAGCAGGATTAGTAGGAGGAGCACAAGCTGTTATGGATGGTGAAGCACCTGCTAGTAAAGGTCCATTTACTATTACAGATTCATATGGAGCTACGGCTGTTACAGCTAAAGGCGATGGAGTAGTAGTTTCTCCTAATATAAGTAAAGGGGGAAGTGGTGGTTTAGATAATGCTAAAATGGATAGAATGATATCCTTATTAGAAAAAATTGCTGCTAAACCTACTACATTACAAATGGATGGTAGAGTGTTAGCTAAAACTTTAGAAACATCTCCGGTTAACTCAAACCTTCCGGGATAATAGAAATTTAAATTTTTAATATTTATAAATAAAATATATTACTATGGGACTATTAGACATGTTAGTAAACCAAGGAGGATCTAGCTTAACAGCTTATGACGGTGCTACTCCTCCAGTTAATCCTTTAGCTACCCAGCAATCTAAATTGCATGCTGATGGAACACAACCTTCTTACTCAATTAGTGGAGCTAATTTTGGTACTGTAAACCCACAATTCCAATCCTACTTAGATGGTACAAACAATCCATTACCACAACCTTCTCAATTAGATAGAGATAATGGTAATGTGCCACCTTCTAAATGGTATCTTAACAACCTACCTGGATAATAAATGCCTTTAATAGACCTTCAAACGGATTTAAAATCGTTAAGGTACGGGAAGGATAGACCAGGCGGAGGTTCAAGTAATCAACCTTTTCATAAAGTAGATTATAGACGAAAGTTTGAACAAAGCATTGATAAACTTGCCCAGACCGGTGGAACTGATGGCTTTATACGTGGTGGCTATTTAGTTCCGGGTCGTGTACTTGCTGATGAAGAAAGATTACTTAAATACTTTCTTACGGCTGAAGGACTTTTATTCCCAGCTCAACAAAATTTACTATCTACATTAGGAGTTAGGATTTATGGTGGATATCCTACAAGCGTAACAGTCCCTAATATAAAACGCTTAAATGGAGGTACTTACACCCCTTTATCTACTTTAGCAGCAGCAGCTGGTAATCCTTTTGGAGCTCACCCTAACAAACAAGGAATTGATTTTACAGGACAAAATGTAGAATTTAGTCTTCCCCGATATATTGATTTAGTAAATGGTAGTTCTGTAGGAGGATTTTTAACTTTAGGTAATCCTTTAGGTATTAGAAGTATAGAAAATAATAGATTAATTAATTTATACGAAAATAAAATTACTAATCTTAATGGTTTTCAATCTACTGAATTATACAAATATAAAGGAGGACCTCAAGCTGGTAAAGGTGGTAAATCTTTAGATACTATTATAAGCACAGCTTCTTTTAGAACTCAATTTAGTGGTACTAATGCTGAATTTATTGGAACTTCTCTTGGTTTTACTCCTTTAAATTATACTACTTATTCTCAAAATCAATTAAATAGACTTACTTATAATAGTAGTGATTCTTATTTTGTAGTAGGATCTGGTACTATAACTACAGTACAAGATTTTAGAAAACAATTAATTAACGATAAAAATGTTAGTAATATTTCTGAATCTCCTAATTATAAGGTTCGTAATATTGAAAACAGAGTTAATTTAGGAGATCCGGGTGCAAGAGGAGTAAATAGAAGAAATTATACTAATGGAGTTCCTCAAAATTATAGAGGATTAGATTCTTTAAATGCTCTTTACTTATATCAAAGTTCTAATGTAAACAATACAGATGTAAGGACTAATGATTTAGTTAAGTTTAGAATAGCAGTTATCGATAATGATAATCCTAATTTAAAAACTTTTGCCCATTTTAGAGCATTTATTAATTCATTTGATGATAATATGTCTGCTACTTGGGATCCTTTTAAATACTTAGGTAGAGGTGAAGATTTTTATACATATAAAGGATTTAGTAGAACTAATAATGTATCATTTACTTTAATGGCCCAATCCATTCAAGAAATGTCTGTAATGTATCAAAAATTAAACTATATTATCTCTTCTTTAACCCCAGACTATGGTCAAGGCGGTTATATGAGAGGTAATTTAGTTCAACTTACATTAGGTGGGTATTATTACGAAATGCCTGGTATTATTGAAAATATAACAGTTACTATACCTAATGATGCTACTTGGGAAATTGGTATTCCTGTAAATGAAGCAGAAAGTACTCGTTCTGCTGGGAGTGCTACAGGTTTTACTGGAAAAAATATACAAGAATTACCTCATAGATTAGATGTATCTATGACATTTAAGCCTATCCATAATTTCTTACCACAAGTTGTAGGATCTTCTTATTCAAAAGCAGAAAACCCAGATGGTATAAATGGAGGTGGAAAAATTAAACAAAGATTCTTATCTTTATCTAATGCTAATCCTGAAGCCGGTAATAATTTATATTCTCAAGGAGTTGATGGTGTTTTTAAAGTTACTAACACAACTTTTCAACCCGCTGGATCCCCAAACCCTCAACCTATAATTACCCTTCCTACTAGACCTTCAATATTAGACCCACTAAACCCAGCTGGAGGAGTTCAACGTGCATCTCCAATACAACCTATAAGATAAAGTTATGAATCGTTACCAACCAATCCCATTAATTCGTAATCGTAATGGCCAGCAACAATATGCTAGTACCAAATATCCTCAAATCCCTAATAATTTTAGTGATGTATATGTTATTACATCAGCAGAGGATAGATACGATGTTTTAGCGGTAGCATATTATAACGATTCAAGTTTATGGTGGATTATATCTAGTGCTAACCCTCAATATACTCAGGGTTCGCTTTACCCACCTGAAGGGGTACAATTAAGAATCCCAACAAATATAAGTCCTATTTTAGATGCTTATAAAGCTTTAAATAATATAAGATAATAAGTTATGAGTATAGTAGGAGCTCCTTTCTTACCCTATGTAAAAGACCAAATCAAAGTACGCCAACAAGTTTTAGGTAAAAATGCTTTGAGTTCGGGTGACTTAACTTGGATAAATAGTAAAACATCCTGGATTAAATTAGCATCCTCAGTTAATATAGAGAGTCAAGTAGTTAAAGCCCCAAACAGTGAAGGGCAAGTTATAGACGTCTATAACAGTGGATCAGAAGTAAGACAAAGTTTACTAGAAATTAATGGTTACGGTGGTAATCGTTTAGCTCAAGAAATGGTACTTCAAGGAGGAGTATTAAATTCTTCTAATGGAGAACTTAGATTTGGTGTTAGCGAAACTAATACTACACTTCCTAGTAATCCTTCTAATTATGGATTTGGAGGTAGTCAATTTGGTTTAGTACCAATGCCTGGTATTACTGGGTTTGAAGTTAAAAGTTATAATAATGGTACTTTAAGAGAAGCTACTGTAAATATTACAGCTTTTAATCGTAAACAATTTGAATATCTTGATACTTTATATTTAAGATTAGGTTATACTATGTTTATTGAATGGGGTAATACCTCATATCCTACAACTATAAGTGATAGTGGTCAAGCTACATATTCTACTGGAGCTGATATTTCTTCTTTAAGTTTAACTAATGAATTTGTTTCTGTAGCTAATGCTAATGGTGTAAATAAAATCCCCGATTTTGAAACTAAAATTGAAGCTAATAGAAAAACTTCATATGGTAATTATGATGGATTTATAGGAGTAGTTAAAAACTTTACTTGGGATTTTAATCCAGATCGAACTTACACTATTACTTTAATTTTAATTAGTGCGGGTAGTGTAATAGAAAGTTTAAAAATTAACAACCAAGTTGAAGGTATAGAATATACCCCACCTTCAGGTTCTTCAACTACAACCTCAACTCGTTCTTCAGCTTTAGCTACTTTTATTGAATTAGCTTCTACTCCTGAAACAGGATCAGATAATGTAAATTATGCTATTAAACAATTTTTGAACGAAGAAGAACAAAAACAACTAGCATTAAGCAACAAATATTTAACTTCAGGACTTACAGATGATAATAAAATATATTATCCTACTTTATCTTGTAATGTAGCATATGGAGTTGAAGATTCTACCTATTGTCGATATATACAATTTGGAAGTTTATTAGGTTTCATAAGTCAAAAATTATTATCATATGATTCTGAGGGTACTGCTAACTATGTAAGAATTGATTATAGCCAAGATACATTTGTTTATAGCAATACTTGGAGTTTTTCATCAGACCCTCAAAAATTAATTGTAAGATTTTCTAAAACAATTGATGGTAAACAATTAAATTTCTTTTCAGAAAAAGGAAATAGCATTTCTCCTTTCCACTCAGTAGAAAAAGGAATTAATGTAGGTCGTTTAATGAATGTTTACTTTGAGTACAAATACTTACTTAATGTTTTATCAACTAACGAAGATCCTGAAGATGGTAGTGTTTATTTAGATAAGTTTTTAACTACTCTTTTGAATGATATTAATGTATGTTTAGGGGGTATAAATAAAATTAAATACAGAGTAAATAAAACTGAAATAAATGGTAGAATTAGAGAAGTAATTCAATTTTATGATGAAGTTACTATTTTTGGTAAAGAAAAATTAGTTAGCGATAATTACGACTATGAACTTAATTTATTTGGTTTTAATCCTAAAAATGGGTTAAATGAAGGATCTTTTGTAAGTGATTATGGTATAAGAACAGAAATTAGTAAACGTTTACAAACTCAAATTGCTATTGGAGCCCAAGCTGGTGGTCAAGCTGTAGGATATGATTCTACTGCTATAAGCAAATGGAATATAGGATTAGTAGACAGAGTAAACCCTACTAAAACTGATGTAAACCGTGTAAAAAAAGATGCTGCTAAAAACTATAATGACTTTATTCTATTAGCTAAACAATATGTTGACTATCTTAAACAATTAGATGGATCTGATCTTGGAGAATTTGATACTACTACTACAAGTGAAGATACCCAATTAGCTTTAAAACAAATAGGTGATAATTATAATGCTTTAGGAGAAGCTTCTGGAAGTGGAGTTATTACAGGTGTTACTAATTTAGTGGGTAGTGTTGGAAATTTAATAAATGCTGGGATTGATCAATTATTCGGTACTGATATTGTTGATTATGGTCAAGGTAGAAAATATGATTCTGTAGGTGTTACTTATACTAAAGCTAAAAGTTATAGAATTCCTAATTTAAACTTGACTTCAACTGAAGGGGAAAATCAATGGGCTCAATTCCAAACCATCCAATCTACGTTCTTTAGTAAAGTAATGGCAGCTGATGCCCTAGGTAAGGGTATAGTAACTCCTGTTATAGGATTCCTTCCTATTAATTTTACAGTTACAATGGATGGTCTTTCTGGAGTTCGTATTTTTGATAAATTACAAATAAATTCAAGATTTTTACCTCCTAATTACGGTGAAACCTTAGAATTTATTATAACAGCTTTAGACCATAAATTTATAGATAATAGATGGATTACTAGTATTCAAACTACATCTATACCTAAACTATATTCAAAAGAAGCTGAGGTTAATTTAATTTCTAATATTAAAGAAATTTTAGAAGATACCCAACAACAAAGAGATGCTGCAACTACAGACCAACTCCCAGACAATGACTTAAATAGAAGAGTAATTACTAAAATTATTAATAGAGCAAAACAACAAGGAATAACTGATTATCAAAGAGTATTTGCAATCATATCTGTAGCTTTAGCTGAATCTGGTCTTAAAATTATAGATGAAAGCTTTAATTATAGCTTTGAACGCTTTAAAGCAGTATTCCCAGGTAAAATTAAAGCTAAAGGTACTACAGATGCTGAAATAAGACAGTTATTAAGACGAGGAGAAGGAGCAATTGCTAACTATTTATATGGTGGTTTATACGGAAATGAAGCAAACGAAGGATATACATACCGTGGTAGAGGTTTAACTCAAATAACTTTTAAAAGTAATTATAAGTATTTAGATGAACTTTTGAGTACTGCTAAGCTTCCTGTATCTAGTTTTTACCCAAATAATCCTAATGCTACTTTAGTAGAAACTCCTAATTTATTAACTAATGGATCTTCTACTGCTGAAGACTTAAACGTAGCTTTACTTGTTGTAGGTAAAAGATATGGAGCATTTGGTGATAAATTAAATTCTAGTGTAGATTATATTAATGGTCCTATTTTAAACATATTACGTACCCAAAATGGATCTAAAGGAAGAGGTAATAATAATAGCCCTCAATCGGTTCAAACTAGTTACAATAAAAAACGAAATATACTAAAAAATAGTCAATGGGTTTTTGATTTATTTGCTCAAGCTAAATTAACAAATAATTCTGGTTTATGATTTATTACCCTAAAGCAAATATAACTCCTAATCTTTATTCTAATGGAGAGATTAAAGTGCAAGGTTCTAATGATCCTTACATCGGATATTATTTTGCTACTTACGATGGTAAATTATTTAGTGGAAGAGAACCTGGAGATGGAGTTAACCTCCCCTTATCCGTTACACCTATTCTCCCAGATTCAGTTTTAGAATCTTTCCCAGATCTTAGATTTGAAGGAGATAATGAATTTTATTCTACTAATCTTCTTAAATTAAAACGCCCTTTTATACCCCCAGTCTTAACCCCAGTTAGATACTATCCTAACCCTTCATTAGCGGATTATCAAACAGGAGAAATACAACGTTACTTTGCTAAAAAAGTAAATGAAAACATTTATACTGAAACTAGGGGAATTTTTGAAAAT